GATTTAGATGCAATAGAAAATGATGCTGATATTGATTTGCAGTTTACAACAGACTTCTTTACAACAAGTGGATATTTTGGTGATTTGTATATGTGGTTGCATAGAAACAAAGGTGATATTGGGGTTACACCAACTGGTTCAACTGATGTAAATACTATACTAGTTGATACAATACAAAGTTTTACAGGTGATACAACAACCTTTTTTGCAGACAATGGGGTTGCAAATTTTATTCCGACTTTTGTGGGTGGTGTGTTTACTTTTAGGGTTGCTCAATCTGGTGTTGGTGATAATGTAGATACGGAAGAAATGAGCATAAACTGGACTATAACTTCAAGTGATACAAGCAAAAATTTTACTGCAAGAATAAAAGACTTCACGACTGGTGAGCCAATAGTAAGTCAAGAATATGGAAATACAAACCCTCTATCAATTAGTGCAGGTTTTTCAGCACCTGACATTGATGGCTCATTAGTAGAAAACAAAGTTGTGTTTGAGATCGAAACAACTGAAACTTCTTTGCCTTTGACATTCACAATGACATTTACAAAAACATTAACAAGCACAGATATTACTGGGCAACCTGATGTATTTACTTTTGCAGTTACACCAGGTGTTATTAGCCCATCTTCTTTAGTAGATACTATTGTTGTTTCTGAACAAATACCAGATATTACTATTGTAAATTTTCTAACTGGTTTATTTAAAATGTTTAACCTAACTGCCTTTATTGAAAGTGATGTTAGTAGTGCTGACTATGGTAAAGTTAGAGTAAGAACCCTTGATAGTTTTTATGCAAGTGGCACAAGTAGAAACATAACTGAATTTGTAGATACAAGTCAAGGTGAAAGTGGTTTTAGTGTACCATTTAATGACATTGAATTTAAGTTTGAAGATCCAAAAACATTTGCAGCATTTTTCTTTGATAAAATAAATGGTAGAGAATATGCAAGTGCAAAAGCATCAACAACACAAAATAGTGGGCGTGATCCAAGATTGAATAGAGGACAAGATTATAGAATCAAATTACCTTTTGAAAAAATGTTTTTTGAAAGATTAATAAATGTAAACAACAATGCAAATACAGGTATTGGTTTCGGTTATTTTGTAGATAACGACCAAAACCCAACAATAGCAAAACCATTATTATTTTTACGTGAAACAACTTCATCAGAAAGAATACAAATCTTTGATGGTGGTGGTGCAGGTACACCAGCAAGTATTCAATCTTATAATAGACCAACTAATTTTAGACCAGGTACAGAAACAAGAGTTATTTCGGTAAGTGCATCTGAATCAAGTAACTTTACATTTGAATTTATAAATGGTACAACATTTGAAACCACAACAGGATCGGTAGCCCCAGGTGCTGGAACAACTATTACACCAGTGGTTACTGGTAGCTTTGTGCAAACCTCAACACCAGCAAGTGCATCAAACATTACAATAAACACTACAACACTAACAACAGGGCAAACAATAAACTTTAGCACAGAGATAAATACTTTTAATAATTCCATAGATGCTAACACACTATTTAACACATTTTATAAAACATATATAGCTGATGTATTTAGTAGCAGCAGAAGGCTTGTAAAAGTTAATGCGATTTTGCCACAAAGTTTCTTAATGAGTTATAAATTGTCTGATACGATTGTTATAAATGATGTAGAGTATTTAATTAACAAAATATCTACCAACTTACAAACAGGTAAAAGCACACTAGAATTATTAAACAAAGTAAGTTAAAATGATAAATGACATACTACAATTATTGGAATACGCAAAGGGTGAAACTGAAAACATTAGAATTGCACAAGGTAAATACAGACTACCTAATACCTTCAAAGAGGGTTATACACAATTAAAAAAAGAAATTAAATGGAAAAAGTAATTGACGTAAAAGTAAATATAGAACAAGCCAAAAAGAACTTTAATGACGTTAACGAAAGTATCAAGTTACAAGAAAAGTTTGTTTCTGATTTAAGATTGAAAATAGCTGAACTTGAGTTTGAAATGTCAAATATGAATGGAACTCAAAAGATGATGGCTGAACAAACCCTTACAAAATTTAACGCAGAATTAAAAGTTGAAGCAGCAGCATTAAGAGCATTAAAGGTAGAAGCATCACAATATAACAAAGTGCTAAAAACACAAAGCACAAGGACACAAGTAGGTAAAGTAAAGGCACTTGAATTTAACGAAACACTTTTAAAAAACAGAGATATACAAGCTGGTTTAAATACCATTACTGGTGGTCTATCTGGTCAAATAGTTAAGTTTGGAAAACTATTTGTATCGGCATCAAAAGGAATTAAGGTTGCAGGTATTGCTTTAACTGGCTTTAAGAAAGTACTTATAGCGACTGGTATCGGTGCAATCGTAGTTTTAGTTGGTTTACTTGTAGCAAACTTTGACAAGTTAAAAGATGCTGTAAATGGTGTATCATCAGCACAAAAAGACAATTTAGAAACTGCAAAACAAACAGTTGCAGAAGAACAATCAAGATTAGACATAACAAACAGTCAAGATGAAACATTAAAAAGACAAGGCAAATCAGAAAAAGAAATACTTAAATTAAAAATAAATCAAACTAATGAAGTAATTGAAGCACTAAAAATTCAATTAGAACAAGAGAAAGCAATAAAAAAATCACAAGTTGCAGCAGCAGAAAGAAACCAAAAAATATTAGCTGGAATTGTTGGTTTTATTGCAGCACCTGTAACATTAATTTTAGGTTTGATTGATGCAGCTACGGCACTTGCATCTAAAGTACCAGGTTTGAATATTGAAGCGACAAGTTTAGCAAAAGATTTTACAATGGGTACAGCAAAGTTTGTGTTTGATCCTGAAGAAGTTGCTGATGAGGGTGATGCAGTTATAGAAGAAACTGAAAAAAAACTAACCCAACTTACAAATACAAGAGATGGTTACTTGAATAGTATTGACGATATGAACGAAAAGTCAAACAAGAAAACAACTAAAGATGAAGAAGATAAACAAAAGAAGATAGATAATATTATTAACAACTTCCAAAAACAAAGAGAGGATAAAGAAGCAAAAACAAACGCACAAAAAGTTGATTTACAAAAGAAAAGAGCAATAGCAGAACTTAAAGCACTTGGTGCAACTAAAGAAGAAATAGAAGCAGTAGAAACGCACTTTGCAAATTTAAGAAAGGAAGCAGTTGAAAAAGATCAAGAGAAGATAAACAACATAATGGATAGGTATGCTACTCAACTTAAAGATAGAGAAGCAGTTACTCACGAGCAAAAAATGTTACTGCGTAAAGAAAGAGCATTAGAAGAAGCTAGATTAGCAGGTGCAAACGCAGAGCAAATTGCTCAAATAGAAATGTTTTATAGTGGTTTAATAGCTGATGCAATAATTAAAGATAATCAAGCAATAACAAAAGCGACACAAGAAGAAGAAGCAGCAAGACTATCTTTAAAAATGCAGGCCTTGGATAGTGCAATATCAATAGCAAATGAAGAAAGTGCAGTGGGTAGGGCATTAATTGTAGCAAAACAAATATTACTTGCAAAAGAAGCAGTTTTAAATTTTAAAAAGAATTTAATAAATGCAACTTCAGCTATGACTGGTGTAACAATTACTGCAAGTGAAGCAGCAACAGAAACAACAGCATCTATTGCAAAAGCTGCAAATGTAGCACCCCCACCATTGAACTTACCATTTATAGCAACAGCATTAGCCACGGCAGCAAGTGTAATATCAGCAGTAAAAGCAGCAGTTGGTGCAACAAAAGATGCAGCAAGTAAAGCAGGTGCAGGGGGTGGTGGTTTAAGTGGAAGATTAGGCACACCCCAAATATCAACACAAGCACCATCATTTAATATAGTAGGTGCATCAGCAGAAAATCAACTAGCACAAACAATAGCAGATCAAACACAGCAGCCTATTCAAGCATTTGTAGTTGCTAATGATGTAACAACTGCACAAGGGCTAGAAAGAAATATTATACAAGAAAGCAGCTTAGGATAAAGCAAAACAAAAAAATTAAAATGTTATATAATTATGAAAATAGTAGAATTAATACTTGACGAAAACGAGGAATTATCTGGTGTTGATGCAATATCAGTAGTCGAAAACCCAGCCATTGAGGAAGATTTTGTGGCATTAAAAGCACAAGAATTAAAATTAGCAGAGGTTGATAAAGAAAAAAAGATATTGCTAGGTGCTTTGCTCATACCAAACAAACCAATATTTAGAAAAGGTGCAGAGGAAGATTACTATATATACTTTTCAAAAGATACTGTAAAAAAAATCAGTGAAAACTTCTTACAAAAAGGCAACCAAAACAAAACCACATTAGAGCATCAACAATCTTTGAAAGGCCTAACACTTGTTGAAAGCTGGATAGTAGAAGATGAGAAATACGACAAGTCAAGAAAGTACAATATGGACGTACCAGTTGGAACTTGGATGGGGGCTGTAAAAGTAAATAACAATCAAGTATGGGAAGAGTTTGTAAAAACAGGTAGGGTAAAGGGTTTTAGTGTCGAGGGTTATTTTGCTGATAAAATGGATAGGCCAAAAGACAATAGTGTAAAGGATCTATCAAAACACGAAACAGATGAAATTGTAGATGCAATAAAAGAATTATTTACACACCACGTACAATTAAAAACTTTCAATGATTATCCACAAAGTGTAGTAAATAACGCAAAGCGTGGTATTGAATTAAATGCAAAGGTAAATAATAAATGTGCTACTTTGGTGGGCAAAAATCGTGCAAGACAATTAGCAGCAAAAGAAAAGCTATCTGTATCCACAATCAAAAGGCTATATAGTTATTTAAGTAGAGCAGAAACCTATTACGATCCAAAAGACAACGAAGCGTGTGGCACTATTTCTTTTTTATTATGGGGTGGTAAATCTGCAAAAAGCTGGGCAGAAAGCAAGTTAAAAAGTTTAGGTGAATTAAAATTATATAGCGAAAAGGTGAACGATGACTTCGCTATTATTATGGATAGACTTGCTTACAGTTCAAAAGATATGGCTGAAAAAATTGCACTTGATATTGGTTGTGACGGAATACACGAACACGACTACGAAGGGCAAACTTGGTATATGCCGTGTGAGAAACACGCTATGAGTGAAGAAGAATTTAAAAAATATAAATGCCCAGAGGGTTATGTAAAAGATTACAAAAAACACAAGTGCGTAAAAAAAGATAAATATGCTAAAGTGGGTAAAAGAGGTGGCATAGTAAAAAGCCCAAAGGCTCCAGGATCTGGCACCAAAAACCCTAACCCAAAAGGCAAAGGCACAGCAAGGGGTACTGCAAAAGGAAAAACAGGTGCAAAGCCAACTGCAAAAGATAGGGCTACGCTACAAAAAAAGGCAGATGATTTTAACAAACGATATAAAGAAAAATTAGGTTATGGTGTAACAGTCGGTGTTTTGTCAAGTGTATTTCAAAGAGGGCTAGGCGCATTTAACGTATCACACAGCCCAAGAGTAACAAACCCAAGTCAATGGGCTTTTGCAAGAGTAAATGCCTATTTGTATCTAGTTAAAAATGGCAGACCACAAAACGCAAAATACAAACAAGACAATGACTTATTACCGAAAAAACATCCGAAAAGCACAAAGTAGGCGTAGAAGATCTGTATATATAGGATATAGAAATACTTCAAGCCCAAGGCCTGGAAGTAATCGTGCCTGTTTGTGTTGGGAAGAAGAAACATACCATATTGACTGTTGTGATGGTTCATTACACGCACAAGGTATAGGAAAAACAACTGCTTAAACGCAAATTATTAATCATTAAATGTTATTAAATTATGAGATCACAAGAACTAATCTATCAAATTAAAAATTTATTAGGTATGGAAGAAAACATACAATTAGCACAGCTAAAATTAGAGAACGGTACTGTTTTAGAAGCAGATCAGTTCGAGCAAAATATGGAAGTATTTATTTTATCAGATGACGAAAGAATATCTTTACCAGTAGGCGAGTATCAATTAGAAGATGGAAGAACACTTAAAGTAGAAGATGAAGGTGTAATCGCAGAAATAGGTATGAACGAGCATTACGAAGATAAAGATAAAGAAAAAGAAGAAAAGGAAGAAGATAAAGAAAAGGAAAAAATGGAGTATGTAACAAAAGAGGAATTCAGAAAAGAAATGGACGATCTTCGTAAGCATATTGAAGATATGATGAACCATAAAGACAAAGAAAAAGAAAAAGAAAAAGAGGAAATGGCTTCACAAGTGGCTACTGAAATTGCAGTTGAAATGAGCAAACAACCAGCCACTAAACCAATTAAGCACAGCCCAGAAAATAAAGAAGATAAAAAGAAGTTTGTTTTTGCTGATAACAGATCACAAACAACTTTAGATAGAATAATGAATAAATTAGCAAACAAGTAAAAATTAAATAATTATGGCAGTTTTAACACACGTAGTAAACCCTGCAAGAAGAGAAAGAAACGAAGTCGATCAAGTTACGGCAGCAGTTACTCTAACGGCAGCAGATAGTGGAAAATGGTATGAACTTGCAGCATCGGCAGGTGTTACAGTTACATTACCAGCAGTAAGTTCTGGCTTAAATTTTAGATTTGTTGTAGCAAATGCGTTTGATACTTCAAATTATATTATTGATAGTGCAGAGGGAGATAATATAGATGGGAACTTAATAGTAAATGGGGCAGCAGTTGCAGCTTCTGGTGAAGATCAAATCAACTTTGTAGCATCAGCAGAATCAGTCGGTGATTTCATTGACATTTGGAGTGATGGAAACAAGTGGTATGTTTGGGGTATCGGAAACTCGGCAGGTGCCATTACAGCAACAGATCCAAGTTAATAATTAAATAAAAAAAGAAAATAGATATGGCAACAACAACTTCAATAACAACAACCTATGCTGGTGAATTCGCTGGAGATTATATAGCAGCAGCGTTGTTATCAGGTGTAACTTTATCTGGTGGTGGAGTTACTATTAAACCGAACATTAAGTTCAAAGAAGTATTAAAGAAATTAGCACTTGATAGTATTTTAAAAGATGCTACTTGTGATTTTGATTCTACTTCAAATGTAACCTTAACAGAAAGAATCTTACAACCAGAAGAGTTTCAAGTAAACTTACAACTTTGTAAAAAGGATTTTAGACAAGACTGGGAAGCTGCAAGTATGGGCTTTAGTCAATACGACAACTTACCATCAAAATTCTCTGACTTCTTGTTAGCACAAGTTGCAGCAAAAGTGGCAGAAAAAGTTGAGCAAAATATATGGCAAGGTGCTACTGCAAACGCAGGTGAGTTTAATGGCTTTCAAGCTTTGTTAGCAGCAGATAGTGATGTAGTAGATGTAACTGGTACAACTCTTTCAGCTTCTAATATTATTGCTGAAATGAATAAAGTAGTAGATGCAATTCCTGGAGCAGTTTATGGTAAAGAAGATTTAAAAATCTATATTCCAACAAGTGCAGCTAAGTTTTATGTACAAGCACAAGCAG